CACTGTTTGTTGGTGTACATGACAGCCCACTCGCTAACGCCCGGCCAGACGTGCGTCGGGTCGCCGTATGCGCAAGCGTGTGACCAATGCGGCGTGATGACGCGGGCATTCATGCCCGGCTTCAGCACACGGTAGAGTTCGTTCCAGAAGTGGCAACGCTCCGGGTTCGTCAGGTGCTCGAAGAAGTGCGAGCAGTGAACATCGTCCACGCTGCCGTCAGCCCACGGCCACGGCTTGCGCAGATCCGTAACCACGTCGACACCCTCGAAATTCAGCGAATCAACGCCGACAAAGCCGGGCTGTTTGTTCTTGCCGCAGCCCAGGTCCAGCTTCAGATCAGTCATCCCAGCCTCCTAATTTCCTTGATTGCTTTCTTCACTATCACAAACCACTCAGCCGTACCCTCGTCCCGGCTGACCGCGGTGCTCGTGTCCACCGCAGACCATACGAAGACGGTGATGTCGTTCCTCGTAATCTTTCCAACGCGACCCCACACGAAGAACTCGTATGTTCGATTGTCATTGCGCACATGATCGAGCGCACGAATCTCGACAATGTCATTTAGCTTTGGCTTCCAATTCTCTGGCACGTAACGCATCGAGCACCTTTAAGGTTAACTGCTTAAGCCCCTCAACGTCCCCGTCAGCACCATGCAACAGCACGTCTCCCGGCAAAGCTTCGATCCCTGCTTCGCTGGAATGTCCATCTGTCGGCACATAGCCGAGCCTCTCCAAAATCAAAATGTATCCTCCCGCTTTGCGGATCGCTTTCGCTTCGTTCTCGAAGCGCACATCGCTGAACACGAGCGAGGAACGCATCATCCGCGCATAGGCCAGTGCTGGGCGCATTGTGGCGTCGACCCAGATGTTCGAATGAACCATGTGCCGGCCCCAGTTGGTGCCAAGCTGCTGCGCCAGCTGACGTGGCGTTTTACCATAGGCCTTGTTGTTGGGGGTCTCCTTCCACTCTGCGTCGTCCCAGTCGAAGTCATTGAACTCAAAGATGCTGTTCAAGATCTGCTTGATTTTGCTCGCGAACATGACGTGATAGAAGCCCTGCTTCTCCAGGAATCTGGCGATCGTGGTCTTGCCCGCGCCTTTGTGTCCTGCCAGTCCGATGATCATGTTCTCCACTCCCCGTTGATGATGTTGATCAGTGTGCGCTTGCCGTTCGCGTAGATGATGCCGTGAGTGTTGAGCCAGCTGCTCGGGCCGCTGTTGTATTCGAGCCGCAGATATGAGGATGTGCCTACACGGTGGTGACCTTCTTCGATCGCTGGACTGTGGCCATGGCCTGACGTTACGCGAACGCCCAGGCGGCTGAGATTCTTCACGCTGCCCCGCGCGCCATTGGGGCCGATGTGCCCGTGCATGCCGCACTCAACGCCACCAAGCATCACGCTCGTGTCCATGTCGGGGGCTTCGAGCGGGCTGAGCTTGCGCGCCCAGTAGATGAAGGGGTCGGGTGTGACATGCCCGCTGGTGGTCATCTTCGTCCCGGCGAGCATCGCGAGTGCGGTCTCCAGATAGAAGACCGCGTTGTCCGGGTCCCCTTTCCAATCAGCATCCCGGATCCAGCGCGTGAGGAATGCGTCATGGTTGCTCGGGACGATGATAGTCCGCCGCCCCTTAGTGATCTTGGTAGCCCAGCCCAGGGTCTCTTCGACTTCCTTCTTGACGAGGTGGTAGTCGTGTGGCCGCTTGGCGAACTCCGCGAAAGGGTTTTGTTTGTGATGGGGATTTCGAGCCATACCATCGAGGAGGTCGTGGAACACGATTGCTTCAGGGTTGAACGTGTCGACAATGCCGCCCGTGCCGAAGGTGGCCATGACTACATCGGGGTCAACAGTCCTGAAATGAAGGTCGCCCAGGATGAGAGCCGCCGCCGGCAATGCTTCGGTTTGTGTGCCGTCTGGCAGGTAGTCAGTGTCCAGGTCAGTGAAGCTGCCGTCCTGGGTTGCCGTGATCTGGCGAAGATGAAAAGTCCTGCCGTACGTTTCAACCACTGCAGCGCCAAACGTGTGATGGAACTCGCCGAGCTTGCCGGCACGGCTGTCAGTGTAGTTCTTCTTCGTGACCGCACCCGTGGTCGTGAGTATCTTCGGCGTCTTGCTTTGCGGGGTCGGCACTGTCTTGAGCTGGACCTTGGTGTGCCCGAGGATCGCGCTCTCAGCGTGCGTCATACCCTCAAAGCCGTCGAGCGGGGTGACCGCGGTCGGGCGCGTCTTGACATCGCCCAGCAGCACGATGTGCGAGCCGAGCTTCTTGCGCTGGTTGTAGAGGTAGGGCTGCACTTCCGGCGCCCAGTAGTCCTCGTTGGCCTGGCTCGCGCTCCACACGCTGGTCGGGTTCTTGTATCTGATCGGGATGACGATCAGCTCGGCCTTGTTCTTCTTGCAGTAGCCGAGCAGTGCCTTGAGAAAGCCCTCGTGCACGGGCGTGGCATTCTGCGCGCAGGTCACCACGAAGATGGTTGATTCGAGCTTGCGGGTGAACTTGGTTGTGAGCTTGGTGCTATCCCTCCCCCTCAGCGGTCTCGTTGGGTCAGTGGTCGAATAGCAATAGGTTTTGGTTCCGCCTTTGCCAGAACCGGCGTCGTGTGTCACGCACTCCCAACGCAACTTCCCCGACTGAGCTTTCGGGCCCCGGTGCATTGGTTTGCCACATTTAGGGCAGGGGTACTCTTTTTTCAAGGAAGAAGCCACTCCGGGTTATCCAGATACCATTTGACGAGTCCTTTGATGGACAGCACCAGAGGTACTTCGTAGCCCATACTCGCGAGCTTCGTGCCGTCGAGCGCGTAACGCAGATCGTGCCCCGGACGTGAGCTGTGGAAGTCGACCATGGTGTAGTTGAACGTCAGGTTGTCGACGAAGCAAGCACATGACTCATAGATGCGAGTGGCGAGTTCGAGGTTGTCGATCTCTTCACTGCCAACGATGTTGTACTTCGCGCAAGCCTTGAAGTCCCCCCGTTCGAGCAGGAAAGCAACCACATCCGCTACCACGCTTGCGTGGATGTAGAAGCGCGAGCCCGCCTTCGTGCGGTCGGCGTTCGCGTGGATCACCACCTCCTCCCCATTCATCACCTTCTTGATTGTGTTGGGGAAGAACTTCTCCGGGTTCTGCCGATACCCGATCACATTCATCGTATGGGTCACGATCGCCGGCAAGCCGTAAGTATTGTTGTACGCGACAACGAGTTCTTCGGCGCCGGCCTTGCTCGCCGCGTAGGGGTTACCAGAGCGATAGCGGTCGTCTTCCTTGTAGGCGACGCCGGGTGGGGCCGGGCCGAAGACCTCGTCTGTGCTGAAGTGAATGAACAGCGGCGAGACATCCAGGTCGACTGCGTAGTCGAGTAGATTGGCAGTGCCGACCACGTTGTCCAGCACAAAAGACATCGGATCAGTGATCGAGCGGTCGACATGCGTGGCCGCGGCCATGTGGATGATAGCGTCAACTTGACCAAGCTGCGCTCTGACTTGTTCGTTGAGGGGCGCGCGCAGATCATGGAAGAGCCACTTGCCGTTGTATTGGATGTCCGCAAGACGCTTCATGTTCCCCGACTCGTCGAGCCGATCGAGCACAACGATGTCGTGGTCCATCATCAGCCGCTGGACAACGTGGTGGCCGATGAACCCGGCCCCTCCAGTAATCAGAATCCGCATACTCTCCTCCTACCAAACTTTATCAGGTGGTCCAAACTTCCCGTCGAGATCGTAGTGCCCGACCAGCACACCACAATCGATCGCGCATCGATAGCCGAACGGGCGCGCGTTGCCCCAGAAGTACAGGTCCTGTGTACCGACACCCAGACCTTCAGATCCATTGAGCGTCCTGAACCAGGGGCGGCGCAATCGCTGATCCTTGAACATCGAGAGACGGTAGAGCGTGAATCCCATCGCTGTGCCAACGCATTCGACCAGCTGATTGGGGACCGGAACCTGCGGTCTGAAATTGAGTATCGGATCGCGCACGTCACCCCAGATCTGTGGCACGCCGCCAAGGCCTTTAGTCCAATAGAGCCCGCCGATCGCGGCCAGCTCGGGATGCTTTTCCATCTGCGCAATCAACCTAACAAGAGCGTCCTGCTGCGGTATGTTGTCTTCTTCAACGGTGAGGATATAGTCCCACGTCGACAATTCCGGGTTTGAGAGAATTTGTGCTATCGCGGTAGAGTAGGCTTCGCCCACTTCCATTCCCAACAAGAGCATCCGGTGGAAAGCTTGGTTGGGTGGTATGGCTATGCTGTAGATCGATTGAGCGCACCGCGACGAGATCCGCGGGGCTGACGGCAGCAGCATTATCACGCGCTGTCGTTTCCACGATCCCCCTTCGAGGATCCGGTTAGAAGAGATATCAAGGGCTGAGTTGTGCTCACCGACATTGTCGGCGGCACTGATAATCTGTGGGTTCAAATTAGGACCTCCATCCTCGTTGGCGAAGTACCCTAGCAGGCACTTTCATTTCTGTCTAACGACCACAGCAACTAAACCACAACTAAGCCTTAGTCCAGGCGATCGAGGGGACGGCGGCGTCGCCCTGCAAAGAGTCCCCCAGCATCAGATTGATGCTGTTTGAGGTGGTTATCGTAAAAGCGGTCGTGACCGAAGCCGCCCCCGCCCACGTCCCCGCTGTTAAAAGTATCTCAAAAAACAAAGGCCCAACCCCTCCTTCGTCTCGTTCAGTGCCGGGG